GTTAATTATCCATTCTTTTTCAAGCCTATCCAGGACGGAATGGACCGTCCAAAGACCGAGCTTGCCTACAGGGTACCAGCGTCCAAGTTCACAAGAAGAAGTATCGTCAAGACCAGCGATGAAGCCGGTGAAACCCTCTCGGGTTTGGACACCACAATCGACTGGAAGAACACGGGGGATAACGCCTACGATGGAGAGAAACTCAGGCTCCTCGTCCACGATGAGTCGGGGAAGTGGGAAAGGCCGAACAACATCCTCAACAACTGGCGTGTTACGAAAACCACCCTTAGACTAGGTTCTAGAATTATAGGTAAGTGTATGATGGGATCAACATCAAACTCTTTAGATAAAGGTGGTAGAAATTTTAAAAAATTATATGATGACTCAGACGTTACAAAAAGGAATGCCAACGGACAAACTCGTTCAGGACTCTATTCTTTGTTCATTCCTATGGAATGGAATTACGAGGGATACATTGATTCTTATGGCCACCCTGTCTTCAAAACACCATCAAAAAAAGTGTATGGACCTCATGGAACACCAATCAAAACTGGGGTTATTGAATACTGGGATAATGAAGTAGAAGGTCTTAAAGATGACCAAGATGGATTAAACGAATTTTACAGACAATTTCCTCGTACAACTAAACACGCGTTTAGAGATGAATCTAAAATGTCTTTATTTAATCTAACTAAAATTTATCAACAAATAGATTTTAATGAAGATTTAAAAAACTCTTTATCAGTTACGCAAGGCAATTTTCAATGGGAAAACGGAGAAAAAGATACTAGAGTTATATTTGCGCCAAGCAAACAAGGTAGGTTTTTTATAACATGGGTACCACCTTTACAGTTGCAAAACAAAAGATTTATAAAGAACGGAGTTAATTATCCTGGTAACGAGCATTGTGGCGCTTTTGGTTGTGATCCATATGATATATCAGGTACAGTTGACGGTAAAGGTTCTAATGGAGCTTTGCATGGGTTAACTAAGTTTAGCATGGAAGAAGTTCCACCAAATCATTTTTTCTTAGAATATATTGCTCGTCCACAAACAGCTGAAATATTTTTTGAAGATGTACTTATGGCTTGTGTGTTTTATGGTATGCCAATATTAGCAGAGAATAACAAACCTAGATTACTTTATTATTTTAAACGTAGAGGTTATAGAGGTTTTGCTATGAACAGACCTGATAAAAAAAGAAATAAACTATCTGTAACAGAAAGAGAAATAGGTGGTATACCTAATTCAAGTGAGGATATAAAACAAGCACATGCTTCTGCTATAGAAACTTATATAGAGCACTTTGTAGGATTAAAAGAAACAGGTTATGGAGACGTGTATTTTCAAAGAACTCTAGAAGATTGGGCTAAATTTAATATAAACAATAGAACAACACACGATGCGTCTATTAGTTCTGGCTTAGCTTTAATGGCTTGCAACAAACATAGGTATTTACCTGTTAATAAAATTGAATTAAAACCAGTTGATCTTGGAATAAAAAGATACGACAACAAAGGAACTTTATCAAAAATTATAAATTAATGAATATATATACTAATACCAATAGTGCTTTCCCTAGTCAAGTAGTGAGTGATGCTGAAAAAGCAAGTTTGGAATACGGAAGTCAAGTTGCTATGGCAATTGAGTACGAGTGGTTTCGCTCAGGAAGAACTACAGGTAATAGATATTTAACTAATTGGAATCAATTTCACCAATTGAGACTGTACGCTCGTGGAGAACAAAGCGTGCAAAAATACAAAGATGAGTTGTCCATAAATGGTGATTTGTCTTATCTTAATTTAGACTGGCAACCAGTACCTATATTATCTAAATTTGTTGATATAGTTGTCAATGGTATATCAAACAAAAGTTATGATATAAAAGCATATGCTCAAGATCCTGAGTCTGTAAAAGCTAGAACAGAATACGCTTCTAAAATACAAGAGGATATGTTAGCTAGAGAATATCTTGATTCTTTAAAGGATAGTCTAGGTATAAGTTTATATCAAAGTATGGATCCTACTAACTTACCTGAATCACCGGAAGAGTTAGAATTACACATGCAACTTAGTTATAAGCAATCAATTGAAATAGCAGAAGAAGAAGCTATATCATCTGTGTTAGCACAAAACAAATATGATTTAGTTAGACGTAGATTAAACATGGACTTAACGGTTTGTGGTATTGCTGCTGCTAAAACAAATTTTAATACTGCTGAAGGTATAACTGTTGATTATGTAGATCCTGCTTATTTAGTTTATTCTTACACGGAAGATCCAAACTTTGAAGATATATATTACGTTGGTGAAGTAAAGTCTATAACAATACCTGAGCTTAAAAAAGAGTTTCCAGATATTAGTCAAGAAGAATTAGAACGTATACAAAAAACTCCAGGCAATAGATCTTATGTTACAGGTTGGGGTGGTTATGATGAAAATACTGTTCAAGTAATGTACTTTGATTATAAAACATATTCTAATCAAGTATTTAAAATAAAACAAACTGATCAAGGTTTACAAAAAGCTTTAGAAAAAGACGATACATTTGATCCACCAGAAAACGATAGCTTTGAGAGAGTATCAAGATCTATTGAAGTACTATATAGTGGCGCGAAAGTTTTAGGTACTGATACAATGCTTAAATGGGAACTTGCAGAGAACATGTCAAGACCTTTAGCTGATACTACAAAAGTAGAAATGAATTATTCTATATGTGCGCCTAGAATATATAAAGGACGTATAGAATCACTTGTAAGTAAATGTATAGGTTTTGCTGATATGATTCAGCTAACACATTTAAAGTTACAACAGGTTATGTCTAAAATGGTACCAGATGGTGTTTATTTAGACATGGACGGTTTAGCAGAAGTTGATTTAGGTAATGGTACAAACTACAATCCTGCAGAAGCACTTAATATGTATTTCCAAACAGGTTCTATTGTTGGTAGATCACTTACTCAAGACGGTGACTTTAATCAAGGTAAAGTACCTATACAAGAATTAAGTAGCTCAAGTGGCCAAGGTAAAATACAAAGTTTAATACAAACTTATCAGTATTATTTACAAATGATACGTGACGTAACCGGGCTTAACGAAGCTAGAGATGGTAGTACGCCAGATAAACAAACATTAGTAGGATTACAAAAAATTGCTGCAAATGCTTCAAACACTGCCACTAGGCATATAAAGCAAGCTAGCTTATATGTAACTTTAAGAATAGCAGAAAATATAGCTTTAAAAATAGCTGATGCTTTACAGTTTCCGCTTACGGCTGAATCTCTAGTAAACAATATATCCAACTATAATGTTAATACATTAACAGAAATAAGTAATTTAAATTTACATGATTTTGGTATATTCTTAGAATTAGAACCAGATGAAGAAGAACAACAGCAATTAGAACAAAACATACAAGTTGCTTTACAGCAAGGTGGTATTGATTTAGAAGATGCTATAGATTTAAGACAAATAAAAAATCTTAAACTAGCAAATCAAATGCTTAAAATTAAGCGTAAGAAAAAAGGTAGAGAAGAGCAACAAAACGCTATGCAGCAATCACAAGCTCAAGCAAATGCTCAAGCTGATGCTGCTGAAAAAATTGCAATGTCTGAAGTTCAAAAACAAGAAGCTATATCAGGTTCTAAGGTACAATTTGAACAAGCTAACAATCAAATGGAAATACAACGTATGCAAATTGCTGCTCAAATAAAGCAACAACAAATGCAATTACAACATAAGTTTGATATGCAGTTAAAGCAAATGGACATGAAAGCTACTAGTGAAAAAGAAGCTGAAATAGAAGATCGTAAAGATAAACGTATTAAATTAGAAGGTACGCAACAAAGTCAAATGATAGATCAAAGACAAAATGATTTATTACCAATAAATTTTGAAGAACAAGACGGAGCAGCAATGATGCCTAACGTCTAATTATTAATTATTTAATTATATTATATTATGTCAGAAGTAAAAACAAATGAACCTGTTAAACAGGAAGGTGACTTTAAAATAAAGTCTAAGCCTAAAAAACCTAAGCAACTAGGTGTTAAAGAACAAGAGATCAAAAAGGTTAATCTTAAAGAGCCATTAGTAGAAATACCAAATGATGTTGTTAAGGTTACAATACCCAACGAACCAGTTAAAAAAGAAACAGATGCCATTCAAATCGGAGAAACAAAGGAAGTACCTGTGGAAAAACCATCCGGAGATAGCACAGAGGTGGGAGAACCTGTACAAGAGTCCAACGAGGATGTTGAAGGGTTTTCTCCAATCAAAGAAGTAACTGAAGAAGAAGTAGAAAAAGTAACAAAAGAAGTTAAAGAAGCTGTAAGAGATGAAAAGGTATTAGGTAAAGCTTTACCTGAGAATATTGAAAAGCTAGTTACTTTTATGGAAGAGACTGGTGGAACTATAGAAGATTATACAAGACTTAACGCTGATTATTCAAGTGTTGATGAAAATACTTTACTAAAAGAATATTACAGAAAATCTAAACCTCATTTAAACAATGAAGAAATAGATTTTATAATGGAAGAAAGCTTCCATTTTGATACAGATCTTGACGAAGAGCGTGACGTCAAAAAGAAAAAACTCGCTAAAAAAGAAGAGGTTGCGAAAGCAAAAAACTTTTTAGAGGAAACGAAAAAGAAATATTACGACGAAATCAAGTTGAGACCCGGCGTAACTCAGGACCAACAAAAAGCTATGGACTTTTTTAACCGCTACAATGAACAGCAGAAACAAGCTGAGCAACAACATGATGTATTTCAAAAAAATACTAAAGAACTTTTTAATCAAGATTTCGAAGGTTTCGATATCAAAGTTGGTGAAAAAAGATTTAAGTATAATATAAAAGATGTAGATAAGGTTGCTGAAAACCAATCAAATATTAACAACCTGGTTAAGAAGTTCTTAGACAAAGATGGTAATGTTAATGACGCGGCTGGTTATCATAAAGCTATATACGCTGCTGATAATGTCGATAGAATCGCTACTCATTTTTATGAGCAAGGAAAAGCTGACGCAGTTAAAGACGTGGTTAATAAGTCTAAAAACTTATCACCTATAAAAGCTAGATCACAACAAGGTGATGTTTTTATAAACGGATTAAAAGTTAAAGCAATTTCTGGTGCTGATTCTTCAAAACTGAAAATTAAAACAAGAAAATTTAACAATTAAAAATTAAACAATTATGAGTTTATCTCCACAATTTGGTAGTATTGTACCAAGTCCAACTCAAACTCCATCACCTTCTGCTTATTTAGCATTTAACGGTGGAGCAAATGACTTTGCACAACAATATTTACCAGAAATTTACGAACAAGAAGTAGAGCGTTATGGAAACAGAACGTTATCTGGCTTTTTAAGAATGGTTGGCGCTGAAATGCCAATGACATCTGATCAAGTAATTTGGTCTGAACAAAATAGATTACATATATCTTACAATGGATGTACTGTAGCTGCAGGTGGTAATGCTGCTGCTGGATTAGCGTCAGTTGTTACAATTCCGGTTAATGCACCAAGTATAGTAAATGTTATATCTATAAATGATACTGTTGTACTTTTAGATCCTGCTACAGGAGCTGAAGGAAAAGGTATTGTTACAGCTAGAGCTGCTGGAAACGTAACAGTTCAGCCGTTTGCTAACGCAACATTTGATGCACAAGGAATCACTATTGGTACTGGAACAATTAAATTATTTGTTTACGGTTCTGATTATACTAAAGGAACAACTATTGGTGCAGGAGTAGGAAACTCTGCCGAAAGAGTATCTGTTGATCCTAATTTCACACAATTTTCTAACTCACCAGTGATCATAAGAGATCAGTACGTTGTTACTGGATCTGATATGGCTCAAATCGGTTGGGTTGAAGTTGCTACTGAAGATGGTGCTTCTGGATACCTTTGGTATTTAAAAGCTGAATCTGAAACAAGATTACGTTTCGAAGATTACTTAGAAATGGCAATGGTTGAAGGTGAATTAAACGCTAACGCTAACGGTGCTGCAGGAGCATATAGTAATGATATGTTACCAGGTACACAAGGTTTATTTGCTGCTATTAGAGACAGAGGAAATGTAGAAGTAGGATTTACTGCTGCTGCTGGACTTGATGAATTTGATGCAATACTTAAAAACCTAGATACTCAAGGAGCTATCGAAGAAAACATGTTATTCTTACAGAGACAAACATCTCTTGATTTTGACGATATGTTAGCTTCTATCTCTGGTGGTTTCGCTGGTGGTACTGCTTTCGGTTTATTTGAAAATTCAGAAGAAATGGCTTTAAATCTTGGATTCTCAGGATTTAGAAGAGGTTCTTATGATTTCTATAAAACTGACTGGAAATACTTAAACGATGCTTCTACAAGAGGTGCTATCGCTGGTATTAATTCAATCGAAGGTGTATTAGTTCCTGCTGGAACATCTACAGTTTATGATCAAATCTTAGGTACTAACATTAGAAGACCTTTCTTACACGTAAGATATAGAGCTTCTCAAGGTGACGACAGAAGAATGAAATCATGGTTAACTGGTGGTGCTGGAGGAGCAATGACTTCTACGCTTGATGCAATGCAAGTTAACTTCCTATCAGAAAGATGTTTAGTAACGCAAGCTGCTAACAACTTCGTTTTATTCCAAGGATTATAATAATCCAACAAGTGTAATTTTTACCCTCGTTATATCAACGGGGGTAATTATTACTTTTATAAACTATTTAATTATATTATATTATGGCTAAAAAAGCTCAAGCAGAAACTATTGAGGTTGCACCTCAGCCGGTAGCTACAAAAGTAGCACCACCAGCTAAACCAAGTTGGGAAATAAAAGATAGAATTTACTATTTAAAAGGAAACAAATCTCCTTTAACTTTAACAATACCAGGTAAGCATACAAGAAAACACGCTTTATTATATTTTGATGAAACATCAGGTAAGCAAAGAGAAATAAGATATGCTACTAATCAGGATTCACCACTAGTTGATGAGCAAAAAGGCGAATGTACTATGGGGCATATTATTTTTAAAGATGGATTTTTAAGAGTTCCTAAAAATATGCAAAACCTGCAAAAACTACTTTCATTATATCATCCGTTAAAAAACAAAATATACGAAGAGTATAGTGCTGTTGAAGAAGCTATAGATGAATTAGAAGATTTAGATTTACAGATTGACGCTATGAACGCTGCGCGCTCAATAGATATTGATCATGCTGAAGCTATATTAAGAGTAGAAAAAGGTTCTGAAGTAAATAGTATGAGTTCTAAAGAAATTAAAAGAGATTTATTATTATTTGCAAAAAACAATGCTTCTATGTTTATTAGCTTAGCTAATGACGAAAACGTACAGCTTAGAAACTTTGCAATAAAAGCTCGTGAAGCTGGAGTAATAAAATTATCTCAAGATCAAAGAACTTTTCATTGGGGATCAAACGATAGAAAGTTAATGAATGTTCCATTTGACGAAAACCCTTATTCAGCTTTTGCTGCGTTCTTAAAAACAGACGAAGGTGTAGAAATTTACAAATCTATAGATAAAAAGCTATAAAAACAAGTGATACTATATATAGGCGGTTACGGCCGCCTTTTTAGTATATTAAAATAAATATAAATGGTAAATATAAATACAGTATATACAACAGTCTTGTACATATTAAACAAAGAACAAAGAGGTTATGTAACTCCAGCGGAGTTTAATAGCTTAGCTGCTTTAGTTCAAGATGAGATTTTTCAATCATATTTTCCAGATGGTAACCAACTAAACAGGTTTAATCAAAATAATCAACAAAATGATACAGAGTTTTTTAACATGTTTAAAGACTCTGCTTATAAATTATATCCTTTTGAAAGAACAGCTTCGTTTACTTACAACGCAGGCGCTGGTATCCTAGGCTGGGAATACACAGGCGCTGGAACTATATTTAAATTAGGTGAAATAATATCTACATATAATACAACAAATCCTCAGTATGATTCTATTACTGAGTTAGCTAGTCAAAGTGATTTTTCTAAGATCACAAGATCTGCATTGACAGCTCCAACTATGCAATATCCTTTATGCACGACAGGCACAGGGCCAAATAACTCTGTACTTATAAAAGTTAGTCCACAACCAAACGTTTTAAACGTGAACGCTTTGTTTACTCCAGTAACTCCAGAGTGGAAATTTACCATTGGATCACTAGGCCAATATATATACTCTAGTTCGTCAATTGATTTTGAACTAGATATATCAGAGCAAATAAACTTAATAATAGGTATATTAAAATATTGCGGTATAATAATAAGAGATCCTGAAATTATACAAACGGCAGAAGCAGAAGCGCAACAAACTTCAATAAATGAAAAATCTTAAAAAATGGCACTAATAACAGAAACTAATCAACAATATTATCAAGGCGCGCAAGGCTTTAGAGGTACTGGTAATGCTCTTACTATTACAACAACTTTTGATACTGATTTAGTTTTTGGAAGCTACGATCCAGCAGTTGCAGATTATACTTTAAATAACTTTAAAATATACACTAGTACTACAGGCTTTCCTGGTAGTTGGAGTGAATATCTTTCAGTCTACACTGTTGTTAACAATCAAATAACGTTCAACACAGCTCCTTTTCCTGCTAACAATTTATTTATAGTTGTTCAGTTAAAAACATTAGATGGTGGTCAGTATGCTAGTAGTATAACAGAAGAAGCAATAGGTGATGCTGTTGAAGAAAACTATGGTACATATCAATATGTTAAACTAAACGATATTATAGACAATTATATGGTTGGTTACGTGGGTGATGGTAAAATAATACAAAGAGCAAAAAAATCTGATGTGTTGTTTTTTGCAAAAAGATCTTTACAAGAATTTAGTTACGATACATTAAAAAGTATTAAATCACAAGAGCTTACAATACCAGCAAGTTTATCTTTAGTTATACCTCAAGATTATGTTAATTACGTAGCGTTATCATGGATAGATTCTCATGGTGTTAAAAGACCTATATATCCAAATAATAACTTAACTATAAATCCTTACGAAAAATTACTACAAGACGATAGAGGTATACCTACACAAGATAGCTTTGGTGAAGACTTAGAAGGAACATCGTTAACAGTAGAAAGATGGAAAGAAACAAATGCTAATAGATTATTAAATAATCAAGCTTTAAATGAACTTGATAATTTTGCATACGATGTTTACGGTAATGATTTTGGTTCAGGGCCTTGGAACTGGGGAAGATTATACGGTTTAGACCCTCAGTATTCTAACGTAAACGGTTGGTTTGGCATAAATGAAAGAGATGGTAAGTTTACTTTTTCTAGCAACTTAGCAGAGAAATTAATAGTATTAGAATATATATCAGATGGATTAGCTTACGATCTAGATACTAGAGTACCTAAGATGGCTGAAGAGGCAATGTATTTAAGTATATCATATAACTTATTAGCAAATAGAGCTAATGTATCAGAAGGTATGGTTGCTAGATTTAAAAAAGATAAAAGAGCTGCATTAAGAAACGCAAAGATAAGATTATCTAACATAAAGCTTGAAGAAATAGTTCAAGTGATGAGAGGTCAGTCTAAATGGATTAAACACTAAAATTTAATGGCACAAGCAAGAAACACTTTTTCTAAAAGTAAAATGAACAAAGATCTCGACGCTAGGTTAATGCGTAGTGATGAGTATAGAGATGCTCGAAATATTCAGGTCAGTAGATCTGAAGGGGCTAATGTTGGTTCTTTAGAAAATGTTCTTGGTAATGAATTATTGTTAAATATTAATACTTTAACAGG